AGGGTTAATCTTACGAAAATGTTTGAACATCTGATAGAAGAAATTGAAGTGTTTGTCAGCCCAGCAATAGTTAATCATCGCCGAGCTCAGAGCCATAGGCAAATCAGCCGCCTTGACCCGCTTCAACTTCTCGAGGTGCTTCGTGGTACGGACGGGTTCAAATCCAATGACTCCGCTACAGTCCTTGAAAGTGTTGCTAAAGAATTCGCATCCAAGGAACTGATTATGCTCCTTGAACTCGATTTCAAACCCTAACGTAGCCGCATGCCGCTTATACTTCACTAAATCCACCTTTTTTGTGAATGACTGCAACGTGTCATCTCCTCCAGCGACCATTACGTTGGCGAGAATTTCAGCGTCCGTCAATCCCATCCGGATAAGGACTAGAATATCAAAAGCGACTTGCGATACGGAGTTTCCGAAAATGGTTAACAACCATCCGCTCTTCATGATGCCGGCTACAGTAACTTCGTAGACTTCACCGTTGGTAAACACGAACTGTGCTCCTTCAGCGACTTCTCGAATTGCTCCCCGCACATCAATGATGTATTGAGCGAACTCCTCATCGTCCATGTCCGCTGGCTGCACCGCCAGCCGGACTACCAATTCCTCCAGAATCACAAAGAAATAATCGAACATGTTGTAGTCCCAATTACTCTTATCGCACTCAACCACCTTCCTTCCCTTGAACAGGGCGTTTAAGTGCTCACAGTGACCTGGGTTCCCGGGTGAGAAAGCATACTTGACTGGGCTATCTTTCCAATTAGCCACTGCTACTTCAAGCATCTCCCTAAACAGGGCTTGATTTTTGACCATCTTTTCGAGAGGAAAACCGGTAACACAACGAGGCATGCCTCGACCTAGCTTCTTACGCTTAGCGGCTTCCGCTTTCAGGAACAACTTCAGTCTCAATGCCGCATTCCACTCCCGTTCGACTAGTTCTACTACGCCTGTTTTACCAAGCTTTCGCAGAACGTCTCCGTTAGTGGCCATACCCATCTGCTGATGTGGTGATCCTGCACTTTTGCGCTCGTTAACTAAATTTGAATCAATGATTCTCATTATGTTCTCGGGAGATCTGTAACCTTTCTTCGGCTCATACTTATTCGCCTCCATCATGCTCTCGAGCAAATTCACAGTGCGCTCAATTTCAACCGGCGTTGGGGGAGCCACGCATCTCTTTACGTTCTCCTCAAACAACTCCAAGTGTTTGATGCCACTGACTTTCTCAGTTTGCATATTGATGTCGGGGTAAGTCTGCTCTCCGGCTACATATCCCAGTTTTG